CCGCCACGGTGCAGTCGCTGAAGCGCGGCCGGTTCGGCACGGCCGAGCAGTTCGAGCCCGCTCCGTACCGTGTCGAGCGCAGCTACGCCGACGGCACGCTGCGGGTGATCCGGCAGCGGCCGGAGGACACGGCCGAGTGGCAGGAGCGCGAGCAGCGCCGCAGGGCGAAGCAGCGACCGCCCAAGCCGTCGGCGAAGGCGAAGACGCGAGGCAAGAAGGTGCGGGCATGGGACGGAGAGGGAACCGATGACTGAAGACGACGACGCACCGGCCCAGGCCGCAGAGCCCGGCCAGCAGCCCGGGGCGAAGCCGCTGCGCATGCCGCGGCATGAGCTGTTCGCGCAGGAGGTGGCGTCAGGCCGCACCAAGACCGACGCCTACATCGAGGTGTACCCGCACGCGGCCGAGTGGAAGGCCGCCAGCGTGCACGTCAAGGCCTGCATGCTGGCGGCGCGGGAGGACATGAAGGCGCGGGTCGCATACCTGCAGGCGAAGGCGGCCGACGCCTCGGTGTTCACGCTGGGCACGCACCTGGCGCGGCTGCATGCCCTGTCGGTGGCCGCCGAGAAGGCCGGCGAGTTCACGTCGGCGGTGAAGGCCGAGGAGAACCGCGGCAAGGCCGCCGGCTTCTACCCGACGAAGGTCGAGCTCACCGGCCGCGGCGGCGGACCCATCGAGACGCGGCAGACCCGCGACCTGACCGACCAGGAGCTGGCCGACGCGCTGGCCGCGCATGGCATCAAATCGTGAGAAGCTGGCGCTGCTGCTCGAGCGAGAGCGGCGCCGGGCGAAGGGCGATCTCTACACCTTCGCGCGCTGGATGTTCCGGCAGCGCAAGGGCTACGGCTGGCAGGAAGCCCGGCACCATGCGCTGATCTGCGACGCGCTGATGCGCGTGTACCGGGGCGAGTGCCGGCGCCTAGTCATCAACGTCCCGCCGCGCTACTCGAAGACCGAGCTGGCGGTCGTCAACTTCGTGGCCTGGACGCTGGGCAAGGTGCCCGACGCCGAGTTCATCCACGCCAGCTACAGCGGCCAGCTCGCCGGCAACAACAGCGAGGGGGCTCGCGCGCTTGTCGAGCACGACGAGTACCGCAACATCTTCGACACCCGGCTGGCCACCGACGCGAAAGCGCACTGGCAGACCACGGCCGGCGGGGTGATGTACGCCACCGGTGCCGGCGGCACGATCACCGGCTTCGGCGCCGGCAAGCACCGGCCCGGGTTCGGTGGCGCGATCATCGTCGACGACCCGCACAAGGCCGACGAGGCCAGCTCGGACAAGATCCGCCAGGGCGTGATCGACTGGTTCCAGACCACGCTGGAGAGCCGGAAGAACAGCCCCGAGACGCCGATCATCGTCATCATGCAGCGGCTGCACGAGAAGGATCTCGCCGGCTGGCTGTTGGGCGACCGCGGCAAGGACGGCAGGGGCCCGCCGGTGCCGGGCGGGAACGGCGAGGTCTGGGAGCACCTGTGCCTGTCGGCCTGGAATGACGACGGCACGCCGCTGTGGCCCGAGAAGCACAACGCCGAAGACCTGCGGCGCATGGAGAAGGCGGCGCCCTACGTCTTCGCCGGCCAGTATCGCCAGGCGCCGGCCCCGCCGGAGGGCGGCACCTTCAAGCCCGACCTGATGACGGTCGTCGACGCGATCCCCGGCGGCCAGGCCGTGCGCTGGTGCCGCGGCTGGGATCTGGGCGCATCGGCCGGCGGCGACTTCACGGCCGGCGTCAAGGTGGGCGAGCTGCGCGACGGCCGCATCATCATCGCCGGGGTGGTGCGCGAGCAGCTCGAGCCGGCGCCGCGCGACCAGTTGCTGGTGGCCACGGCAGACAGCGACGGGAAGGGCCTGCGCCAGAGCCTGCCGCAAGACCCGGGGCAGGCCGGTAAGAGCCAGGTCGCCGAGCTGGCGAAGAAGCTCGCCGGGCACACGCTGCACTTCAGCCTGGAGAGCGGCGACAAGGTCGTGCGGGCCACGCCGCTGGCGAGCCAGGTCAACGTCGGGAACGTGCTGCTGCTGAAGGGCGCCTGGAACGACCCGTTCAAGGAGGAGCTGCGTCTGTTCCCGAACGGCAAGTACGACGACCAGGCCGACGCGGCTGCGCGGGCTTACAACGCCCTGCTGCTGCCCGAGGCCAAGTCGATGGTGTTCTAGCCGCCCCCGTTCCTAGCATCGGCCCCCTATGCCCGAGCTCACCATCAACGCCGACGACCTGCGCGCGCTCGTGCGGTCGCGCGAATCGCTGCTGTACGGCTCGCTCGACGAGAAGCGCCCGCGGGCCTGGAGTCAGTTCGGGTATCCCGAGACGCTGACGCCCGACCGCCTGCTGGGCGCCTACCTGCGCGGCGGCCCTGCCTTCCGCGCCGTGCACCACGTGCTCGACCGCTGCTGGCAGGAATGGCCGCGGGTGAAGCTGAAGGCCAGCGACGACGAATCGACCTGGGAAACCCGGCTGAAGGGCATCCTCGAAAAGGTCAACGCCTGGCCGAAGCTGCAGGACTGGGACCGGCGCAACATGGTCGGCCGCTTCTCCGGCCTGATCCTGCGGGTGGCCGACGGGAAACAGCTGCGCGAGCCGCTGATGCGCGCGTCGCGCCTCGTCGACCTGGTGCCGGTGTACGAGCACCAGATCAAGGTGACGGCCTGGGACGGCGACAGCAGCAGCGAGACGTTCGGCCAGCCGCTCATGTGGCAGTACCGCATGCGCACCAGCGACCGCCAGGACACGCAGGGCAAGCCCGAGCAGTGGGTCGACGTGCACCCGAGCCGCATCCTGATCCTGGCAGAGGGCGCCGTAGGTGACGACTTCTTCGACGGGATCCCGCTGCTGCAGCCCGGGTTCAATGCCCTGGTCGACCTGGAGAAGGTGAGCGGTGGCGCGGCCGAGAGCTACCTCAAGAACAGCGCGCGGACGCTGCGGTTCGTCTTCGACAAGGACGCCGACCCGACGAAGCTGGTGCAGCCGAGCACGCCCGGCGCGGCCGTCACGTCCGACGACGTGCGCGCCACGATCAACGACCGCGTCGACCGGCTGAACAGCAACGTCGACAGCGCCATCGTGGGGCAGGGCGTGACCGTGGACACGCTGCAGACCACGATGCACGACCCGCGCGGCGCCTGGGAGATCGCGGCGAACACCTTCGCGGCGGCCGTGGGCATCCCGTTCACCATCTTGTTCGGCCAGCAGACCGGCCGCCTGGCCAGCGACGAGGACAAGGCCGCCGACAACGCCCGGTGCAAGTCGCGCCAGCGCAACCTGCTGACGGGCGCCGTGACCGCCGTCATCCGCCGGCTGCAGGCCTGCGGCATCGTCGAGGCCTCGGACTTCGAGGTCGAATGGGCGCCGCTCGACGCGATGGGCGACGACGCGAAGGCCGACCAGGGCGGCAAGATGGCCACGATCAACAAGGACATGGTCGCCGCCGGCCGGAGCGCCCCCTTCAGCGAGAACGAGATCCGCAAGGTGCTGGGGTACGAGGAGGAGGCCGAACTCGACGACATGCCGGGCGAGGGCGACCCGGACGACGACGATCTCGACCCGCTGCCGGCGCGCGACGAGCCCCCGCCGCGGCCCGCGCCGACCGGCAACGCCGTCACCGTGCTGCCGGCCGCGCCCGACCTGACCGGCCACTTGAACGCCGCCATCGGCGCCATGCGCGCAGCTGCTGAGCGGCCCATCGCCGTGCACGTGCACCAGGCGCCGGTGCAGGTCAACGTCCCGCCCGCCGAGCTGCATGTGCACCAGGGCGACACGCACGTCACGGCCAAGATCGAGGGCCGCGGCACGGTGATCCGCACGCCCGTGCATGACGAGAAGACCGGCCGCATCAAGCACGTGATCGAGAAGCCGGCCGAGGGCGGCGCGTGAACGGCGCCTACACGACGGCCCTGGAGGGCCTGCTCGACCGCACGGTCGACCTGACCGGCGACGTGCGCGTGGCGCTGGTGCGCTCGACCTACACGCCGGATCTGGACTTCGACGCGGTGCTCACCGACCTGGGCGGCGCGATCAACGGCCGCAGCGGCACGCTGACCGGCGCTGAGTTCACGGCCGGCACCTTCGACGCCGACGACACCACGCTGACTGCCGACGCGGCCGTGGCCTGCAACGCGCTGGTGCTGTACGTGCACACCGGCGACGACAGCACGGCCCGGCTGGTGGCCTACGTCGACGACCCGGCTATCGGCCTGCCCTTCACGCCGGCCGCAGGGCAGGGCGTCAACATCGTCTGGGACAACGGACCCGGGCGCATCTTCAGCATCAGGAGAACCGCATGAGCATGAGCAACACCGCCGAGACCGCGCTTCTTCGGCTGCTTTTCCAGAACACCGCCTTCGCCAACATCGGCG